GACGGGCGGAGGCGCTGGCGGAGGCGGACACGGGACCGGGGTCGAGGCGCAGGCGGACAGCGCCAGAAGTGCGAGCGCGGCAAGGGCCCGCCTCACTGCTCGCCGTCCTTCTTGACGATGCTCAGCACGGGCGCTGGCGGAGGGTCCTGGGCCAGCGGAGACTTGGCGAACCACGTGACCAGCGCCAGCAGCGCCTCCCACGAGAGCTTGCCGGTAGCGACGCCGCCGCCGACGGCGAGGAGGCACACGAGGAACATGATCTGGTTGAACGTCACCTTCTGCATTGTGCTCACCTTCCGTCACTCGACTCTTCGAGGCTTCTCTCGCCAGAGAGGCGCCCAAGTTGAATGGAGATACGCTCGCGGAACTTCTCGTTGGCCTTCGCCTGCTCGTCGAACTTGGTCTCCAGACGAGTGAGCGTCGCCAGTAAGAAGTGCTCGTTCGCCTTCTGCACCGCGATTGCCGTGCCGACTTCGCGCAGTTCGGCCTGTAGTTCGCCAACGCGCTTGGCGAGTGCGTCGTTCTCTTTTCGGAGTTCAGCGATCTCCCTGTCCGTCGTGCCCATGGCGCGCTGTACAAGGTGCCCGATGGCGGACACGAGACCGCCAGCCGCCGCACCGTAGAGAGACTCGATCACCAGAACCTCCTGCACCCATCAAGCGAGTTGCTCGACAACGAAGCTGTTTAGTGTCATTGAGTTGCTCGCGCTGGTCGCCGACGCGAAGAACGCAGGCTGGATCAGCAGAGAGCCGTTCGTTGCGAGCGTCACCGGCTGCGATGCTGAGATCGGTACGAACGGATGGTTTGCGGTGCCGGTACCCGGCTGCACATCTGGATGCACAAACACTGAGACTGCCGCGCCTGGGGTTGCGGAACCGACAACTAGAAGCGTGATTGAGCACGGTCTCGCGGACATATTCGTGGTTGGTGTACCGCTTGTTCCGTTGAACACGGTGACTCCGCCAAACTGCACCCTGACTCCAAGCGTTGGCGGCGCGCCATCCGTGGTGATGACGAACCCAAGCGTGACCTTGTGAACGCTGCCGGTGGTGATCGCGTTTGCCGGCAGCGTGTATGTGGTAGCAAAGCTGGAGTATGTGTTGTTTGGCGCCGTCAGCGTATCGCTCGATGATGTCTGCACCTTTGGCGGCGTGCAGACCTGATGGCCCAGGTAGACGAGCTGGTTGCCGTCCGAGAGGGCCTTCACGACGCTGACGGCGTTGGCATGGAGGTCGATGACGGGGGCCGGGCCGCCGCCCGCGGGCCACGCGAACGTGCGGCCTCCAGTCGCATCTTGCGTCAGGATGAACGTGACCTCCTGCCCCGCAGCGACGTCGATGCTGGCGAACGTCGCCAGCGTCACGGCGCCCGTGAGGGTCATGGCGAAGACGTTGCCGAGGGATAGGTCGAACGTGGGCGTCGCGGAGTACGCGACGGACACGAGCCCGCCGATGAGGGCCTTCGCCGTCTTCAGCGGCGTCTGGTAGGAGCCGTCGTAGAAGACCACGCAGTCAGAACCCGCGTTCGCCCACGCCGAGGTGGCGAAGTTGACGAAGTTGGGTTCCCAGATCGTGATGCTGCGGCAGCCGCTCTTGATGTCGAACAGGTAGGTCGGTAGAGTGCCGCCGTTGCCGTTGCCCTTGAAGTTCGAGACAAAGCAGTCTCTGGCGGTGTTGCCGAAGACAAGGAACGTAGACGCAGCGTTGGCTGCCGTCGAGTTTGTGGTGGCATAGCAGCCGTTGAGTACGGCCGAGTTTGGGCCCCACATCATGTACTGGATGCCAGCGAATGCCGCGTTGCGGTACACCGTTACTTCGGAGCCGCAGGCGTTCATGGCCAGGCTGGCGCCGCCGTGCAGGTAGTACGAGACGCCGCACGAGTCGGCCGCGCACGCCGTGAACGTAGAGTAGTTCAGCGTGCGCGCGTAGTATCCGGCCGCATAGCAGGCGTTCGCGTAGCACGTATCAAAGTGGCAAGACGTGCCGGCTGCGGCCCCCGAGTCAACGAACAGCGCGAATCCGTGCCCACCACTCTTCTCAACGAGTACCTGCCGGAAGAGACCAGTGATGACACCTTGGGTCCGAATGCCGGCGCCAGCGGTGTTGACGATGAGGAGATCCTCGAACGTTGGGTTCGCAAGCACTCCTTGTGGGGTCGCGATGCCGTTCCTGTCCAGGTACGCGATGGCCGTATCGGAGCCGGACGCATTCGCGTGCGTGTATGCAAACGTGAAGTCAGACCCGGATGCAGTGAGGATCGTGAATGACAGGTTGTTGAGGTACGTGGGCCCTGACTGGAACCCAGTGAGCACAACGCTCTGCCCGGCAGAGAAACTGTTGGACGCCGTGATTGTCACGACGTTGCTTGTGATGCTCCACGCGGTAACAAGGGCGGACGATGCTGTCGTCGCCATGCCTGGCCCCTTGAGGCCGAACCCAGTGAACTTGGCGCCCCTCGGCAACCCGCTCAGGGAGAGCATGTCACCGGAGAGTGACGTGGACGATGCCACGATCCAAGTGGCCGTCTTGCCAGCGCCAACGATCCCCTTGCACTCGCCACGGACAGACAGCGACGATGAGATAACGAAGACGCCAGCGTTGAGTTCAACGAACGGAGCGTCAGTGGTACACGCATCGATGGCGGCCTGGAGCCTGGTCGTGTCGTCTTTGCCGGCAGTGTACCAGATGGCGAGCTGAGACGTGACGGTCGTAGACGCGGCGTCGGACAGCGTGACGGACGTTGGCGACGAGTAGGACGCAACCGTCGTGTAGAGGTCCGCCCCTGACGCGCCAGCGCCGGTGACGATGACCGTCTTGCCAACGTCGGAAGACGAGAACGTGCCGGTGCCGTTGGTGCCGGTGAGCGTTAGCGTCGTGCTGGTCGAGTTGATCGACGCGGCCCTATACGCGGAGCCGGTCGCGTCAGAATCGCCAGCGGTGACAGCGGGCCATCCGGTACGGATGACGGTGTTGAGAGCGCTGGACCACCCATAGGGTCCGCCCTCTGTCGTCTCGTCGAGAGCTACGACCCTGTAGCCCGTGTTTGTCTGCGTGTAGATGCAGAACGTCGTGCTGTAGGTGTCTGAGCTTCCGTTGGTCTGGACTGTGGACTGGAAGCGCAGCGCCTTGCCTGCGGCGGGCGCTGTGAACGTGGCCTGCTTCGTGGTTTGGTTGACGGTGACGGTGACGCTGGGCGCCGTATCATCCGTGGAGATGATGGCCAGCGTCCAGACGTCCGCGCCGGCCGTGTTGCGCAGACGGATCGTGACCGTGTTGCTGGGGGTGACGTCCAGACCGGCCGTCTCCAGTGCGGTCCACGCGCCGGAGCCGTCCTTGCCATCGCAGAGAGGAGAGGGGGTCGTCATTGCTCACCACCAGATGATTGCGAGATACCCAGAGCCGCCCGCGCCGCCGGAGTTTCCGGACCCGCCCGACGAGGAACCACAGCCACCGCCACCGCCACCGCCGCCGCCGGAGCCCGTGTTCGCGCCTGCGCTCGCGCCGGCTGTCCCTGCCACGCCAGCCCCGCCGCTATTCCCAGCGCCGCCAGCACCGCCATTCCCGGGATACGAGCCAGGGCCACCGCCTGGTCCGGCCATACCGCCGCCGCCGCCACCACCACCGCGGTAGGACCCAGAGAGTGTGCCCGCCGCTCCACCGGACCCACCGACCATCGTGTACGACGAGAGCGTCAGGAGGCCGCCAGCGCCGCTTCCTGGATTAGACGAGCCAGAGAGGCCCGCGCTTCCGTTCCACCCGCCAGTGCCGCCGCTCAGTGGAAGCGCCATCGCGAATGTGGAATAGCCAGGCTCCCCACCGGGGACGCACGACGCGCCAAGAGCATACGCACCTGTTGACGCACTCCCAGAGACACCGTGGTAGCCGCCCTGCGCGCCCTTGAAGATGGCGTAGATGGACGAGCCCCCGTTGGACACGTAACTGTCCCCACCATTCCCGCCCGGAGTCAGAGCCACGCCAGCAGTGCCTCCGGCGCCCACGGCCACCGTGTAACTGACACCGGCCGTGGGCTGCCAGAACGCAGCGCCAGCAAGAGCGCCGCCGCCTCCGGCGCCGCCGCCAGCGCAATCCGTAGTGGACACGCTGCCAGACGCACCAGCGCCACCACCGCCACCGCCTCCGTAGCCGACAACAAGCGCGCCGCGTACGCCAGCGGGGCATGTCCACGATCCAGAAGCCGTAAACGCGGCGACGCCGAAGTTGCCCCACCGGCTCGCCGTCTTCAGCGCCCAGTTCGTTCCGTCGTAGACGAACTCCGCGTAGCGAGCGACAAGGGCACTGCCGTCGCTAACGCTGGAGACGTACGCGAGCGTCCCGCCGCCGCCGCCGCCGTTGACCACCTCGACTCTCTTCGTCGCGGTATCGTCTGCCCACACGCAGAAGATGTCACCCGTGACAGCGCCAGTCGTTCCCAGCGTATACGCGCGATTCGCCGTGACGGACGACGTGACCCGGATGTTGCTCGCCGTACCGATCTGGTACGTCGTGTCCGCGTCGGCGCCGTTGACGCTGGTCAGGACCAGGCGACCAACGCCAGTGGCTTGGATGACGCCCGCGAGCGTGTCACCCGCGCTCGTCTTGTCGAGCGAGTCCGCCGTCTTCTGGTCCAGATCGTTCGCCTGGGCATAGGTCAACTTCTGCCCAGAGGACCATCCAGCGGGGTTGGTCTTTGCGTGAGTCATGTGTCCCCGTCAGTCGAAGCGCTGCGCGCTCAGGTTGGGAAGCTCGTCGAGGTAGAACCCGGCGCCATGGGAGCCATCGCGCACGAAGTCGATCTCAACCCAGGCAGGCACGTAGCGGTCTGCCGAATCATATGCGGCGGAGAGGCGGGAGGCGTACTCCGCTTCGTTCATGGTGGAAGGCTTGGGGCAGACGATGGCGACGCGCGCCGTGTCCGCCGCCCACTCCCCGTTCGAGCGGCACGAGTGAGCCCAGTAGCGATCATTGAGGACGTACGTCCCCGTGTCGCAGATGGCCGTGATGCCTGTCGCGCCGATGGTCGCCAGCGAGTTGGTGACGATGGGCCCAGCCCACGTCGCTCCTCCGTCCAACGAATACTCGAACTCAGCGACGCCCCTCACGCCGCCAAGGGAGATGCGGAGCCGGATGAAATACTCCTGCGCTACCGCAGCCTGCGTCGCGGTCAGTGTGATGGCGGGGCCGCCATCCACGTTCTGGACGGGCCCGTAGGCGTACGGCCAGTGGACCGCGGCGCCACCGTCTACGGTCTGCACCTCGACGGTGTAGGTGATGCCGTCGAGCGGCGTCGCCAGTGCGTCCACAAGAGCCTGGTGGGTGCAGGGCTTCCCGATGGTCGCCCAGCGCGTCGCCAGGGCCTGCCTGCGCTCCAGCGTCGTCGCGCCCGAGCGCGGGTAGATGGCGAAGATGCTCTCCCACCGGGGAAGGAACTCCGTGACCCGGTTCCAGTCGAACTGGTTGGAGAGGGCCTGGGACCTGTCCCAGACGTCCGCGATGGCCCGCGCCAGGGCCAGGTTGCGCATGTAGACGGGCGAGGACGTGGACACGTCCAGCGCCGTCCCCATCTGGTCGTTCAGCGAGCGGAGGATCGCCTCCAGTGTCCGTGGCTCTCCGCCGAACCTCCTCGCGAACGGTGCCAAGCCGCCAAAGGAAGGCATGGCTTACACCCAGGCCACGAGGACGTTGGTACCCACGACGTCATCGGCGGCACCGCCTGCCGCGAACGTGTACACGGTGACGACGTTGGCGCTGGTGCGTTCCGCCTGGGTATGCACCAGCGTGGACCCGTACGGGTTCGGCCGAAGCACGCCCAGGATGTTCACGTTGTGCGACTCGCCCAACTCGTCGTCCACCGTGGACGGCCACGTGACCGTGAAGACGCCGGCGCCGCTCCGGGCCAGCGTGGGGGCCACCGACGTGCCCCAGACGGCGCCGTGGCTCTGGAGGGCCATGGCGCCCGTGGTTGCGGCCGTCGTGAAGATGGCCCACGCACGGATGGCCGTGTTGGTCATCATGGCCACCGAGGCCGACATCTTGTTGAAGTCGTCGGCGGACTGGTCCGTCGTGGGGTCCACAACGGAGACCCCGTAGTCGGCGAAGACGCCGCCGTACGTGGTGATGGTGTCGATGCTAGGCAGCGTCATGGCGCCTCACGGGATCCGATAGAAGGCCAGGTTTTGGGGCGTGATGCAGTAGGGCGCGTCCGTCACGTTCGCCGGCACACCCGCACCCGTCAGGCTGCGGTAGGTGTACTGGACGTCCTGCACCTCCTCGCCGACGTCGGACAGGGCCCGCAACTGCTTTGCCCCGATCCTGCTGGGCCACTCCATGCTGGCGACGGGTCGCCGGTACTCGCGGGACAGGATGTTCGTCCGCTTCTCGCCGGGACCCATGAACGCGAAGGCCGTCAGGATGGCGTCCACGTACTCCTGCGTCTTCTCGGCGGCGGGGAAGACCCAGTTGCCGGCGGTGATGCCGACGAAGGGGGAGTCCAGCGTGATGCGGTACGTACCGCTCGGAGACTCCACGTACGTCAGCACGGTGGCCTCGTAGAGCGTGAAGGCATACGTGCCAGAGGTGGAGACGAAGCAGACGCGCGTCACGCCAGGCACCGGAGGCGCCCCGGCGACCGCCGTCAGGGTGATGTCCGTCGTTGAAGTGACCACCGTCACCTCGGCGTAGAAGATCGACGAGTTGTCAATCTGGGGCCAGGGCGCCGCGTCCTTCCAGCCTCCGCCGGGGCCAGGAGGAGAGGCCGTCGGCTGCTCCGGAAGGGTCATCCCGATGGCCACGTCCGCCGGCTGGTCCTGGACCGTCGTCACCTGGACGTCCACGTGCTCGGGCATCTGCCCGACGATGTACGGCTCCACGTACGTGGAGAGCACCGTGGCGTTGACCTGGCGGGACTTGTTGGTGGCCGTAGGAGCCGCCAGGACGGCCACGGAGAGGGTGGCTGGGCCCCTATAGGCTGGGTAACAGAAAGCCTTCTGTACGCGCCCGTCAGACGCCTCCGCGATGCTAATGACGTGGGAGGCGTTGCCCGTCCCCGGCGGGTTGGCCAGGCGGGCCAGGATCCGCGAGCGGTAGGTCTCCACGTCCTCGTCGGGAGTGCCGTTGGCCAGACCAGGCGGGGCGACGTAGACCGTCTGGTCGGAGAACGCAGGCGTTGCGCTCCACCGGAGCGGGTCGCCGGAGGCCAGGTTGGTCTCCGTCCCGGTGTCCACGGCGGCGATGGGGATGTAGTCCCCGTCGTTGAAGATGCCGCCCGTTGTCACCTCGTACAGCAGGCCGGCCCCGTCGATGAGCTGCGCGCCCGTGGCCACCGTGATGGCCGACGAGCAGGAGGCGATGATGAAGCCTGCGGAGCCCTGCGCCGTCCGCAGCGGGAGACCGAGGAACTCGCCCCACCGCTGGAGGCCGTCGATAGACGCCGTGTCCGGCATCAGTTCGTCGCCCTGGACCTGGATGTTGGCGTAGGCGGGCGCCAGCTCGTTCGCCAGGGCCTGGGCCTCGACGTAGAACTCGCTGCCAGGCTGCACGTTCGGGTTGCTGACCCCAAGGGACAGGAGCCCGTTCTTCAGCGTCCGGAGGAAGCCATCCCGGATCTCGGCAGTCGTCGGGACGGTGAACGGAGCGGTCGTCTGCGTTGTCGCCATCTCACACGTCCGTCTGAATGACCCGCTTGGGGTCAGAGATGAGATCCTTCCAGAGGATCGTCGTCAGCACCGGCCGCGACTTCGTGTTCACGGTGATGCTGACAATCTCGATGGTCCCGTCGTCCACGAGCGGCTTCAGGACGTTCTGGATCTCCTGGACCCGCGTTGCCTCGAAGTTGGAGCCGATGACCCCGCCGGGGGCCGGCAGACCACCGTCCCACGCCGAACTCCCCAGCACCGTCGTGAGGGACATGAGGACCATGTGTCCCGCGTTGGGCATCCCGATGGGCCGCCCATTCGAGTCGAACTCCCACCGCCTCGTGGCCGGGTTGATGTACCTGGAGCCTTGGGGCGCTCCCACGCTGTCCGTCAGGAGCGTCCCTGCCCTGCCAGTGGACGTGGGTGGACTGCCGATGCCGTACGGAGAACTTCCGAACGGTGACGAGCCTGCGCCGCTCATGTGATGACCCCAGTGACGGGCACCGAAGCGCCGCCTGCGGTGACGCCGGTCGCCGTGCCGGTGATGGTTGCAGTCAGGATCATGTTCCGGATCTCCTCGACGATGGCGAGGACTGCGGCATGCTTGGCGCTGGCCTCGTCGCTCGACAGCGAGATGCCGTCGAGCCGCGACACGATGGCGGACGCTACGGCTTCGGCGGGGGTCATGGCCATGGTGCGGCTCCAGTGAGAAGGGAAGCTAAGGAAGTGAAGCCAGAGTCAAGCGTCGTCGTTGGCTCGCATGATGGCGAGCTTCGCGACTTCAAGAGAGTAGACAAGCCCAGTGGGCCCGAGCTTGTTGTCGATGATGACCGTGTGCGCGAGTTCCTCGTCCGGAGACTGCATGACCAGGACGAAGCTGGCAACCTTGCCGGCCTTCGCCGCGGCGAGCGCCTCCTCCAGTTCGCGGACCACAGCGTTGCAGGCTTCGGCCTTGCGCTTGGGGAGTTCGATCACCTTCACTCGACCACCACCTTCGCGCTCGGTGCGCCCAGGATGCCCGTGGGGCCACGGAGCGCCGGCAGTACGCCGGTCCCGAGGCTGACCACCGTTCCGTCTAGCTTGGCGACCCCGGAGGCCGCAGAGAGGTCCAGCGTCGCTCCGCCCGCGTGGATGTGGACGCCGGTGCCGTCGATGGTGATGCCGTACCCGGCGTCGTTCGTCAGGGAGATGGTTCCCGCTTGCGCGTCCATCTTCACGAGCATCTCCGCACCGCCAGACACGTTGCCGCGCTTGGTGCTCAGGTTGATGCTCCCGTCCTGCCTCAAGACAGCCATCGCCTGCCCGGAGCCGTCCGCCCCAGAGGCGTAGACGGCGGTCTCGCCCTCGGCCAGGTCCGAGACCATCTTCAGGCCCATGGGGTCGCGAGACGCGATCACGATGTCCCTGCCGCCGTCGTTCAACATCACGACTTGAGCGGCGCCCCCACGAGTCTTGGGGGTTGGCTTCGGAGGCCGACTGGCGAAGCCGACGTGGCTCCAGTCCTCGGCGCCGTCCCGGTACCGCTCAGAGTTGATGGCGTCGCCCAGCGTGAACTGGACGAAGCCCGTGATGGCGTCGATGGCGCTACTCAGTACGTCGAACCCGATCTCCCAGGCCGAACCGCGAGGTTGAGTCATGGCATCACTTGCTCCGAGAGTTAGCCACAGCTAACATCTGCCATCATGGGTGCCAGGAGAAACACGGTCGATGATTTCTGGATGAAGGTAGCAATGGTCAGCGAATCTGAATGCTGGCACTGGACGGGGAGAACGGACAAGGACGGCTACGGCCTCATTATTATAGCAGGTAGGAAGTGGCTGACACATAGACTCTCCTACCACCTAGCCAATGGTACAATCACGGACGGGATGTTAGTGTGCCACAAGTGCGACGTGAGAAACTGCGTCAACCCAAGCCACCTATTCCTTGGAACGCCAGCGGACAACTCCGCAGACATGCGCCACAAAGGAAGACAGGCGATGGGCCTCACGCACGCCTGGGCCCTGCACCCCGACAGGGTGCCTCGTGGAGAAAGGAATGGGCGGAGCAAGCTCAGCGTAGAGCAAGTGAGAGAGATCAAGAGGCGCCTCGCGCTTGGCGAGATGAAGTCGGAGCTTGCGAAGGCGTTTGGCGTCAGTGACACCGTGATCCACCACATAAACTCCGGCAAACTGTGGAGGTCTGTTCAGACCTAGCTCTCCTCCTCACCAAAAGTGAGGGTGCCGGCCTTGATCAGTTCAAGGTGCGTCTTCGTGCCTTCGGTCCTGCTCTTGGAGAAGGTGCGCGAGAGCAGGTACAGCCCCTCGTGTAGACCATTCATGTCATCATCTACGTCAACCATGGTGTCCACGCACCAAGGAACGCCGTTCTGGGTGTGCCCCTGCACCACGACCGAGTAGGTGAGGACGCGGCGCATCTTCATGCTCAACTCGCGGCGCACAAAGTATTGGAGTTGCTCCAGGTTCTGCGAGTTGTCGTCGTGGACGTACATGATGCGCGGCGTCCGGCTCACGTACCGCTGGGCACCAGGCGACACGAGGACGTTGACCTGCTTCGCTGTCGGGTACTGCGAGAGCCTCTGCGCTAGGTCCGACGGCACCGTCCCGTCCTTGTTGTTGCCCGTCCACGGGTTGACGGCGTAGGCCGTGATGCCCTGCCGGCGGGAGAGGTCCCCGCCTCGGCCCGTAGCCACGATGGCCGTCGGTTGCTCGTCCCAGTCGCGAGCGGCAGTGGCCGACAGGATGTTCGTGACGTCGCCCTCTCGCTTGCAGAGGAGCTTGTAGGTGGGCGTCTGGAGGTACGCCGGCTTCGAGATGATGACCTGCCGGCCGTCCGCGCTGGGCCACAAGTAGAGCCCGTAGCGCGACGAGATGCGCGCCAGGAACTCGTAGGCTCCCTCGTTGGGGTACGGCTTCACCTGATGGGCCGTCGCGTCCTGGAGCCGCTTGACCTCCGCCTTGGCCGCTTGCTTCGCGCCACGGCTCGTGGTCGGAGGATTCTTTGGCGCCTTCGGCTTGGGCGCGTTGGCCGCCGTCTTCGTCGAGTGGAGAACCGTATCGCGCGCCGTCTGGAGGGCCCTGTTCGCCTCGTTCGTAAACACGACGTCGTTGAACCCAAACGACGCCAGGACTTGCTTCACGATCTGCTCGTACGGGGTACCTTCCTTGAAGGTGAGCTTCGGGTCGATCCCCGAGTCCACGAGCGGCGCGAACACGTCGCGGCCTTCGATGATCAGCGTCGTGCCCGCCCGCCGGTCGGCGTGCGTCGTCATCTTGCCGATGTACCCCACGCACTGGGGCAGGCCGTTGATGTAGAACTCGACCTTCTGCCCAGGGACGAGCGCGTCAGCCAGTTCCGTCGTCAGCCGCTCGTCACCGATGGTGAACCGCCAGCCATCCGTCGGCGTCAGGAAGTGCTGGTTGATCTCGTACGAGGACCAGTTGTTGACCTTGATCCCGACGTCCGGGAAGTAGACCTCCACCTCGTCTGAGTCGGCTCCAGTGCGCCCATCGACGAAGCCATAGATGGTCTGCTCGGGGAGGGTAGTCACGGCTAACTCTTTGGGTTGTAACGGACCCGCGTGCCTTTCAGGACGACCGGGCTGCTGCCCAACCTTGGGTTCAGAAGGATCAGGTCCCCAGGGTCAACGCGAAGCGTCTTCGCAACCAATCCTAGCGTAGAGTTGGCCGGGACGATGTAGACTTTCGTCACCTGGAAGGTACTGGAGACACCCTTGGCCAAAATGCGCAGGTTCGCCATGAGCGCCTGGGCAGACCGGATCGCAGGCCAACTCTGCACGTTGGCCAGCCGCTCAATCGACTCCATGACCAGGGTCACGCGGTACATGACCGCGTTGATCTTCGAGATGTACTTGTTGGCCTGGAGGTACGCCTGGTCAGTGACGCGCTGGACATTCCCGATGGCCTGCTGGATGTCCCGCATGGCGCTCTCGAACGAGAAGCCTTCCGTCTCCTTGTGTTGCAGCCTTGGGTCGGGGTTCATCAGCCCGAGTGCCCCGTCCAGTGACGCCGCAGCCTTGATGCCGGTGTTGACGCCGGCACTGTAGGAGTAGATTGCGTTGGACTCGGTTTGGTTGTCACTGGTCTCAATCCATGTGACCTCCACCGACTCGCCGCCACGGGTCTCACCAGACAGCACGGACTTGAAGGATACCGGCTTGACCCGGATCTCGCCCCGCAATGGGTGGACGAGAACCCCCGTCCGCCTGTCCGCAAACGCGACGATGAAGCGGTTGTAGACGCCCGGGTAGAGTGGCCCCTGCCACTCCTCCTTCTTGCCAGGGACGATGTAGTTGTAGAAGAGGGCCGTGGCGCTAATCTGGAGCGCCTTGCGGCCCGTGGCCTCTACCTTCGCGCCGTCCTTGTCAGGCCGCTCGTGGACGACCTGATCGTGGGAGAACTCCGTGGTCAGGTTCGTGATGGGGAAGGCAACATCACGGAACTTGCACGGGAACAGTCCGTCGAAGAGGTCGTTCACGCTCATGGGTCAACCCGGTGTGTTCACGTTGGACCTAGCACCCTGCGGGGCACCTGTCCTGCCGCCGTTGGAGTTGCCAACATTCGACGCAGCGGCGTCAGCGGAGCCGGCCAGTTTGCGAAGGGCCGTGTTGAGTGCCTCCACCATCTGTTGGTCCAGTACGTTGGCTCGCTTTCTTGCAGCAGCCGAGGATGATCCGTAGTCGCCGTCCGTAGTCGGGTCCGCAAAGGACGCAAGGCCAACGAGCGCCTTCTTGATCAGCGAAGAGTCCTCGTCCTTCTGCTCGTCCTCGCGATCCTTGATGTCCTGGAGGAGCTTGTCCCCAAGCCGTTCCATCGCGCCCTTGTCGCCACGATTTGCGGCGTCGAAGGCATCAGCGAACGTGCCCACGTTCTTCTCGTTCTTCAGCTTGTCGCGCGCTGCCGCTGCGTCTGCGGCGAAGTCGATGGCCGCCTTGCCTGCCGTATAGAGGCCAGCAACGAGAGCGGCTGTCGCAGCGACAGAGGCGGCAGTGGAGAATGCTCCGCCAGCGCCACCAATGCCGGAGTTGAGCACGCCTCCGGAGCCAACTGCGCCGACGCCGGGCATGCTCCTAGCAAACAGAGCGCCCATGCCCTTGGATATGCCGCTGGATAGCGCCCACCCAGCGAGTTCCTTGGTGATAGACAGCGCGATGATGCTGCCCATGGCCATCAGCGGGTTCTCTCCGAACCACTCCGCAAACTTGGCCATCTTGTCGGCCAAGGTCACGAATACTGGCACCATCTGCTCCAGAGCCGCGATGAGTTTGGGGAGAAGCGGCGCCAACTTCTCAGCGATCTGCATCTGAAGGTCGCGGAACGCAGCCTCGATCTTCTCCGCGGACGTGGCCATGATAGCCGCGAACTCGGACTCCAGGTCGCCCTCAGAGAAGCCCGCGTTGACGGCGCTGGACATCGTTTTCCGGATGGCAGTCAAGCCGCCACCCTTCTGCTTGGCCTCTTCGCGCTGGTACTCGGAGGCGAGCGCCTCGAACATACGGTTCGACCGGATGTTGAAGCCGAGATCCTGGATCTTGCCAAGGTTGCCGCCAGTGGCCTGCATAACCTTGGCGACCATCTCGCTCGCGCCGCCCTGGATGTGCCCGGACTTGTCGAAGACGTCGAGGCTGGCGAGCTTGTCGCGGTGCCTAAACGCATCGTCCTTCATGCGAGCGACAGTGGTAGCCGCCTCGAAGTGCGTGCTGCCCGCACGCATGGCGATCTGCATGAGGCCCGCCAACTCCGCCTGATTCTTGCCCTGGTCTCCGGAGTAGGCGGCAGCGCCTGCGGTCGCGATAGCCGCAGACTCCGCAAGTTGCGGAAGCTCGATCGCGTACTTCTTGCCGGCACCCACAAAGCCGAGCATCATCTTCTTGAGATCGTCCTGGCCCAGCGTCTTGTTCTGCGCCTTGAGTCTACCGGCCAGCCTGGAGACATCGTGCAGGTCTGCGCCCGTAGCCTTGGCGGCCTTGGCGTAGAATCCCATGCCCTGCATGCCGCCCTCAAAGTCGCCGGTGAGTCGCTGGTACTCCAGCATACCCTCCAGCAGTTTGCTCCTGTCGGTGCCAGTGGCGCGAGACAGAGACGTCATGTGGTCCAGGATCGCCTTGTCCTTCGGACGCTCCCGCTCGCCAGGTACGTACGCCGAGTTGGCGATGATAGAAGCGGTGCGCTCGTCGCCGATGTAGTTTCGGACAGCATCGACGGTGGTGAACCCACCACCGATGGCCATGGCCGCACCAGCGAACCTGGCCATGCCGCCGATGGCGTTGCTGACGCCCGTCGCAACGCGGGAACCGATGGCCTGGCCGAAACTCCGGCGGGCGTTCACCTTCTCGTCCATGCCAGCACGGATGCGCTGGATGTTGCGGAGGCGATCATGAAGGGCATCCTTCTCCATTCGCCTCTCGGCGGCGGAGGAGTTCTTCATGATCTGGAGGCGCTGCTTCCTCTGGCTCTCTTCCTCCGCCGCTGCCCTCTTCGCCTGACGAATCTTCTCGTCCGCGTCTTCCTTAGCGATGCGCTTCTTCTCGTTGAGAGCGGTCCTCTCGTCGGAGACACCCTTCTTGAGAAGGTTCGCCGTCTGCTTGGCCGTGTTGAGGACGACGCCCAGCTTCTGCTTCTCGTACTGCTCCGCAGCCTTGAAGGAGTTCCTCTGGATCTGCAAGTACGTCTTCGAGGTGAGCCACGCCTGCTTGCGCTCCTCCTCGGTCATCTCCTTCGACTTCTTGGCGCGCTTCACCTGCGCGTTGTGCGCATTCGTGGCAGCAGCCTGGACCGAGTTGAACGCCTTGATGACCTCGCTTAAACCACCGACAAGAAAGTCAACCTTAACTGCGGCCAAGCGTCACCTACCCTTCGCCGCGGCCTCGCATGAGTGACTCGCGTCGAGATGCCAATACCCGCGCCCTGTACTCGGGGTCTGCCCAGTATCGCTTCATCGCCTCTGACTTTTTCAGTCTGGCGCTCTCGTTACTGCTGATGCTGCGCCTATACTCTTCAGACTCCCAGCGGGCGGCCATGGCCGCGCGCATTTTCGCGCGAGTCTCCTCCGACTTCGGCTTCCCCTTTGTAGAGGCGCTTAGCTTCACCTTGTGCTCGTCCGAAAGGGGCCTACCAGAAACGGCGGCAGCCCTCTTGGCTATGGCCTCTAGTGACTTTGGTACCCCTGAGTTCTTCGCCGAGATCGAAGCTACTGTTGAGGCGTGCCTCCGACTACCGCTGCGCCCACCACTTTCAAGATTGAACCCATTCGGCCACCGGGTGCCGAGGTACCCAACAAAGAATGCTTCCAACTCGTATGCGGATTCCATAGAGTCACAGCTCTCTATGACCTGCATCGAGAACTCGTCCAGCCTGTCGCGCATCTCACGATGTAGCAGTTGCGTTTTCGGACTAGGCTTCCCACGAGCAACCTGGGCGTGCTTCCTGAAGCGGGCCCCGGGGTTTCTTGACGCGCCAACGTACGAACGCGAAGTCGGGACGTGAGTGATCACGTACACGTATGCGGCGACCATCGGTCACTCACTTGGAAGGGCGGTTTCGTTCGATGTATCGCTTGGCGGCGATCCAGCAGAGGAATTGGCCGTCAGTAACACATGCAGGTGCAACGCCATACGCAACATCAGCTCGTTCCGCAGAGCCGATGAGAGTTGCTCTAAAGGGAAGGTGGAGGCGCCCTCCGCGAGCCTCTTCACCCAGACCTCGTACTCGTCTTCGCTCATGTACGAGACGATGGGTCCGAGCTTCGCCTGCGCCTCGTAGTAGTAGTTCATCAGCACCCCCACCTCGTCCACCGACAGCTTGCGTACGCCAGCGGTGTTGGGGAAGAACGGGCGCTTGACGTCCTCGGGGTGGCGGCAGGCCCGGAACAGAACCTCCACGGCAGCCTCGTTGCCGTAGACGTCCTCGTACCCGCGGGCCTGCTCACCGTTGACGAGCGTGAGATCCTTCAGGAGCGTCTTGGTTGTCTTGGTCGCCGATGCGGCGGCCGAGACCTGCTCCTCCTGCGTCAGGACCCAGAGGGCAATCTTGCAGATTGGGTTCCCCTCGTAGTCCTTGCGCGGGAAGTCCACAACGATGTGTGGACGAGGCATCTCCTGGATCTTGAGCCACAGTTCTGACGGCGGAATGTCAGTAGGCGGATTAGGCATGGTCCTCCCTCCTCATTAGCGCAACTACTGCCAGTCTGCGAAACTGCCACGGAACGTGAACGAAAGCGACGCGGCGCCTCCGACGGAGTGGCTGAAGCTGTCCTCGACGATGAAGCCCTTCGCCGTCAGCGTCTTGCCAGCGGCGAAGAGGGTAATCTCCGCAACCGACAGGTTCTGCATGTAGGGGCCGGGGTTCAACTCAAAGTCGGCGCTGGGGACAGCGTTCTCAACCTCGATGCTCAGGGTGGCTGCGCCTGGCGACTCGCCAGCGTAGCCCTTGTGGACGGTCGTGACGGCGTTGCTCCCGGTGGACCGGGAGACCTTGACGGAACCTTCCTCGGTCAGGAGCTTCCCATCGACGTATACCGACGCCAGGGAGTAGATCGTAAGATTGGCCACGGTGGACTCCTAAGAAAGAAGGCCGGCGCCACGGGGGACGCCGGCCGGTAAGCACTCACCGCGTCTGGTTCACCAGGGTCGCGGTCTGGTCGAGGATGTCGATGGTCTCCAGCGGGACGCTGGCGACGATCCGAGACGGGACGACGGGATCGCGCTGGCAGACGATGCCGGAGATGATGTTCGGCACGTTCTGCACGAGGTCCACGTCGCCGTAGTCGCTGACCAGCTTGGCGAGAGCCGCCTTGGCCACCCTGGGGGTCACGACGTCGCTGCTGGGCACACGCGCGCCAGGAGCGGGGTCACTCGCCACCTTCTTGCCCGCGAAAAACTGGTTGGCCTTGCTCACCCAGTCGTCCGCGAAGCGGTCGCAGACCGTGACCTTGTGGTGGTCCAGGATCCGCAGGTCGGTCGGGCTGCCACCGCTCGGAGCGGTGTAGTTCGTGACCAGCTTGGACAGGTACGTGGTGCCGTTCTGGTTGACGCCGATGGGCGACACGCCAGCGATGATGGCGGCCTTGACCTGGGCGCGCGTCGGAGCGGAGCCGTCGAGCGGGGCAGGGACAGACCACCGGCCGGCCGTGGTCGCATCGTTGCCGTAGCCCGAGAAGTTGCAGCGGGGAGGGAAGGGGACCTCCTCCAGGGACACGACAGCGGCCGTGTACGCCGCCAAGACGGGCGGCTCCCAGTCGCTGTTGGCGAGCCAGACGCACCGACCACGGGCGTGGTTGATGGTCTGCGCCAGGGTGTTGGCGTTGCCCGCCGTGTCGCTGGTGCCGTAGTAGAAGACCTGCCGCTGGTTGTTCACCGGCAGGGCCTGGGTCGTCACCTGCGTCTTCAGAGCGCCGAGCTGAGTCGTGTCGTTGGCCGCCGAGACGATGTAGGCGTACCGCGTGGCCGCGATGGCGGTCAGAGCCGCCGTGTTGCTGTCTGCTGCGCCCACGCCAGAAAGGAATCCAAAGGCGCCGTTCGTGACCGTGGTCCCGATGCCCGAGGTGATGAGGGCGCCGGACCGGATCCAGTTGCCACGGGATCCTGTCTGCCGCGCCGTGAGCCGGATGGTGGTGGACGTCACCACGCTTGCCGTGACAGGGAGGGATTCCTCCAGGGCCTTCTGGTTGATGGCCGCGACGGCGTTGGTGGCGATGGTGGCGGCCGTGTCTCCGCTGACGATGGGGGTATCCACCGCCACGCCGGAGATGTAGATGCGGAGGTTGCCAGCGCCCGTCGCCGTGGTGGCGACCACGTGGTCCCGCGTCGCCGCCGTGTTCGCGGGGTCTGCCACAGCGATGGCCGAGACCGGCGTGTTGGGGTTGACGCCGACGAACGCCCGATACATCCGGTGGAGTTCGGAACCTCGCCCGAAGAGGGCGATGGCGTCGGCCTCCGTGTTCAGCGGGGTCGAGGTGGTGGGCCCGTACACCGTCGCGGCCGTCGCCGAGCCGGAGGACGTCGAGTTGCCGATGAGCAGAGCCCCGTAGACGGTGTTGCCGAGGGAGGCGTCGCCCTGAGCGAACGCAACCTCGACGTAGTTGCCAGGAGTCCTGTCGTTTGCCGCCAGTCCAGTAAGCGTGATGGCCATAGGTCAGTCTTTCTCCGGCTCAGCGGCCGGATAAGGAAGGCCGGCCATGCGAGCCGTTTCGGCGTCGGCCGGAACCAAGTCGCCAGCCTTCATGGCCAGCATGTACTCGACGAAGAACTCCGTGTCTGCCAGTTCGACCTCCTCGCCAGTAGGCACGAAGGACGTCCCGTCGAACCGGAGCCCGATGTAGCGACGGACTCCCTCGTACATCGCCTTGTAGTGAGGAACCATCGGCGCGGGCGTCCGCGTCGGAAGTCGAACTTTCATAGAAGTCTCCAAGCTCAAGTCCCGTCCGTGTCAATGATGACCTGGACGACATCTGTCATGTTGCTCTGCCCCGCCGTCACGAGGTCGATGTCCGTGGTCTGCTCGGTGAGGTCGTCAAACGCAGTCGAGTGCGTCATCGTGCGCTCCCAGACTTCCAGGTTCACGATGTACGACGGGAACATCAGCCCGTTGGCAGCCTGCCAGGCGCCGAAGCGTCCGCGCTTGGGCGCGATCCTTTCGATGCCCGCCGCGAGCCACACGCGGTCCCCGGCGGCTGCGCCCGTGAAAGGAGGCGTGTACGAGGGGTCCATGCCCTGTTCGGTACGGTTCTCGATGACTCTGGCCGCCGCGTTCAGGATGGGCCAGAGAGCCTCCGCCTGCGCTGCGTCCAGTGGAGGCAGCACGTAGCAGACCTCCACGTTGGTCTTGTTGAGCGTCCACGTCGCCGTCCGCTCCTGGAACTCCTCATCCACCCTGTAGGCCGCGAGAAGCGGGAACTTCAGTTGGTCCGACGTCAGGTAGTCGCCAGGCTGGAACGGTAGCGTGGACGCCACCGCCGCTTGGATGGGAGCGCCGCAAGCCGTGGCCTGAGCCAG